CGAACGAATCTGGCAATGGTTCGGCGGTTTGCTGAAGAACTTTACGCGGAGACTAATTTACATGGCTGACTTCGCCACATGGGCGCAACCGACCCTAGCCAAACTCGCCGCCGACCAGCAAGCCGAGATAGTGCGGCTCAACAATGCTCAATGCGACACGCTACGGGTACTCGTAGAGTTGGCTGCGGAATATGCGCGAGTGTGCGATATGTTTTGTAAGGTTCCTGTCAAGAATCCGGCTTATCGTGCGGCTATGGACGCAATCAAATGACTCCTACCTTCCGCAAGTGGCACGACGCCGACGACGCCGGTACTCCGCTGCTCATTACGAAGCAACTGGAAGATTTGACCGGCAGCAAGGAATACTCTGTCGACGTCCGAGGGCCGAAGCAGCACCACACGCGGTTTGTGTGCGAAGTGCTGCTGTACCGCGACGAGGGGCATATCGACGCATGGGCAGACACGACAACCGGAAGCCTATACGTCGATGGGCGGTGCTTGTCGGGGCCGCTGGAGTTTGTTGGCAAGCCGAAGCCTACGGGTCGCACTGTGCCGAATTGGAGAAAGCGGCAGCAGGAAGGGGATTTGAGGACGAGGATATGGTGATGAAAAAGAAGCTCACCTTAAACGAAACCATACGCCTTAACGAGAAGGCTCTGCGCGGCCTTTGCTTCGCGGCAGGTAAGCCAATGCCAGAAGGCTTCGATACGCCCGCCAAAGAGGTTAAAACACGCGCTCCGAGCAAGCCACCGGAGTACCCACTGGAACACGAAGAACAAAAGAACTTCGTCAAGTGGTTCAGGATGCAATATCCGAAGGTTCGCATCTTCGCCGTACCGAATGCCGCCATGCGGGATTACAAACTCGCAGCGTATTTAGTTGCGGAAGGACTCACGGCAGGAGTACCGGATTTGCTAGTGCTTGACTGGAAACTAGGCATCGAAATGAAGCGCGTCAAAGGTTCAACAATCAGCGACGATCAACGCGAATGGGAAATCTACCTTCGCAACATCGGATGGCATCACATCTATGCCTACGGGTGCAAGGACGCCATTGAAAAGGTGCAGCAACTATGAACCGCAGCTACGAGGAGGATAAAACACAATGTACCGCAATCGGACAGAACAAGAAACGATGCGCCAGGATAGCAACGCATTCCTGCGGCGGCAATGCGTACTGCGAGAGGCACAACCAGATGGCTATCCGCGACAGGGCGAACTCTGTTCCGCTGAAAGCATCGAAGCCATCATCCTAGACTCAGTGGCGCAGAGGGATCGTGAATACATCGTGCGACAAATCGGGAGGATCAATGAAGCCAACGAGAAAGCCGTTTCACGCCGATCTGATAGTGTTCTTTGCCTGCTGGTCGGTTGCCTGTTTCGTGGCGGGACTGTGGATGGGTGAGGAACGAGCGACCCAAGCCCCCAAGGTCTGTGCCAAGGTATTAGGGATGCAGCCAGTGAGTAGCACGGCAGATACATGCACCTACATCATGGGTACACAGGGTCGTGCGTACTGGAAATATCTGGCGGTGAAGGAGGAAAAGAAATGAACACCTTCCTGCTCAACCTGCGATACGGATTCGAGATGACCCTCGCGTACCTCGCCGGCAACATGGGCGACGAGGCTTCGATGGACAACCATGTACGCGAGGCCGACAAGGTCTGGATGGAGCTTTGGAAGATAGGAGCGGTGAGATGAACAAAGATGACGTACGGCTGATAGCGGATCAGTGTTTTGTAGATCGCAGAAATAATGTGCTACCTACTAAGACATTCATGGGCAACGATGACGAACTACAAAACTTCGCCGCTCGACTTGAAGCGGAGTGGATGAAGGATGCGGAGCCGGTGTTTGAGGTTGGCTTCGGTTGGCTGAAAACAAAGCGCGGGAACATGGCGCCTTGACCGAACGGAACTCTGCTTTACCTCCACCCCGCATCCATCCCGGAAGGCATGGTGCTGGTGCCGAAGGAACCGACTGAGGAGATGATTAGGCACGGGAACATATCAATGAGTTCTGCTAACCCGAAAGATCACACAGTTAGAGGGTGCTACATGAACATGATCGCCGCCGCGCAAGGAGAGAAGTGATGAACTACATGACACCTAGCGATTTTCAATTCGCAGTAAACTGGCGCATCGCTGAACTGGAAGCTGAGAACGCCGAGTTGCGGAAGGATGCTGCGCGTGGAAGCTGAATTACGGGAGCAACTCGCCGCCATGACGAAGGAACGGGATGAGGCACTAAGCTACATCAATGAGATTCCAGCAAGGCAAAGCGACCTCATCAAATCCAAAGCCAGAGAAGCAAAGCTGCGGGAGGCGTTGGCTGCAATACGCGAATGCGCGGATGCTTCATTCGCCCTCCCCATCGACTCAACCGCGCTTGATGAACGACTCAAGCAGGAGAGGGAGCGGTGTGCGAAGGTCTGTGTAAAACAAAATCTTGAGGGTTGCGCTGAGGCAATACGGAGCCTTACTTAACCGGAAAGCCCACTCCCCTCGCCCAGGATTGCCACAACCCTACTGTTGCGGCGTCTTGGGCGCAGTCTTGGATGAAGGCTCCACTAGCAGGAATTGATTCTTCGCCGGAACCATTAGCTCCGCTGGCACTGTTGGCAACACGGGACACTCTACAGCTACCGGAGTTGTCTGGCAGGCTGGCAAGGTAGTTAGCAACAGCATTGGAACGAGCAGTAGCAATCTTTTTGGGAATAGCATCTTTGATCTCCTTGGTAACTTTCGCGTGTTCAGTTTCGATCCACTTCTTCTCCATCTCAGCCGCTTTACCTAGCGCAGCAACTTCAATCTTGTAGGCATTGAAAGCACGAACATCCTCCCGCCAGAGTTTATAGAACAGGCCGGTTGATGCGATCAGCAGGCCGATCAGAACCCACCTCCAGTTTGCAAGCAAGAAAGTCATCTTTCATCCTTCGCGGAAATGTACGCCTTGAAAACTGCTGTCTGTAGATATGTTATTGGAGCGGTCACGGCGGCAATGATTGCAGCAGCTTCAAGCCCACTGGTAAGGCTTGTGGAGTTCGCGTATCCCGCCGCCCATTCAAAGGCTCTGTAGGTCATCCAGAGGGTCACAAATAGCACTGTCGAGCGTCTTATCGCCAGTTTCCGCTCCCACTCCAAAATGTCCTGCAATATCACGAAACTTCCAGCCATACTTCTTCGCAGCGTTGTTCAGCGGCAAGCAAGGTGACGTACAGTCTGTCATTCACTCCCTTGCAGTTGGCGATCCCTGTGGCAGTACGAGTCTGGCCCAGAAGAGGACACCCAAGAGTGTCATGCTCAGTGTTCCCGCCGTGAATGCGAACGCCAGTGAAGCCTGGAACGTCATGGATTTCTGGCATGTTTCGCCCGAATCTACGGGACATGGAGAGTGTGACTCTGTACCGCCCGCGAGGTATAGCCGTGTCGCCATAAACCTTCTCCCCTCCAGCTTCAAGGTGACGATCCTTGTCCTCCAGGGTTTCCCCGAAGAACAGTCGGTCAACAAAGAACTTTCCCCAGTTGTGCTTCTGGGAAGGATCGTCATCTCGGATGAGTTCGATGATCACTTATGCCACCCATTAGCCGCGAGGACAAAGTAGCATCCAGCAGCAATCAGCAGAGCGATAAACCCGTGGAACGACCACTTGCCAAAGGCCGCATACTTCTCATCCAGCCATTCGTGCAGAGCTTCCTTAATCACTTCTTTTGATTCGTCTTTGCTCAATGGTTCTACCATGATGCGTTCCTTCCCGCCGTCTGTGCGGCAGATGCGTTGTGCTACGAAATCAACAATGCCCCGGATCGAACGGATTCAGCCAGTTCTCACAAAGGTACGCCGCCACGTCACCGCGCCAGCCCATGTCGTCACGGCGCAGGCGCTTATTCATACCGCCACCCATCGTCCGACGGCAAAAGCCACCAGACAAACAGCAACAACGGGGAAAGCAAGATCAAGACGAGCATCAAGGCTCCAGCGCCTAAGATCGAAAGCAGCAAATTCGCCAAGTTGATACGTACGTTGCGCTTGTGCATGTTCCCTCCCAAGAAAGAATGCCGACCCAAATGCAGCACCGGCCCACCAACTACCTGTCAGCAGGCCAATGATAAGCTGCATCAGCAGAGCATAGCCGGCGTGTTCAAAGTTTGTGCGGTTCACCACGGAGTTCCGGCAGACATTACAGGAGCCGCTTTGCGTAGTTTGTAGGCTTCCAGTTCTGCGTCGGCAGAGGCTTCAAACTGGTTCGCCTCGCCGGCATCGCGCTTGATCCACTCGATCACCTTGGCTTCCGTTAGATCGGCGAAGGCGGTAGGCGTCAGAGGCTTATTGGCGAAGCCGAAGTTATAGGAGTGCGTGAAGTTATCCACGCCGTCGCCGGCAGTGATGGTGAAGTTTGCGGTTACGACGATGCCATCAGCGTCACGGACGAGGTTGTATACTTTGTAGTCGTAAGTGTTCATGGCTTATCCTTAGTTAGAAGCGATGATGATCCAGTTAGTGCCGTTGCTCTGCAAGGTCGCAAACTTCCCTGCTGTAGCCGCGAGGATGGCTGTTCCTGCTGCTCCACCAGCGAGAGGTACGACGTTGCTCGATGCCGAGATAACCGTACCCGCAAACTGAGTCACCAGATGCAACTTCCGACCAGTGAAAGACGCGGCAGCAGGCAGGGTATAGGTGCTTCCTGCCGTGGTCTGGATAATCGTGTGGTCTGAGGTCAGCACCGTATAATTGGCTGCCGTGTTGGTGACAAGGTTGGTGGCAAAGGATGTCGTATCAACTGCTGCGATAGGAGCAACGACTTGGCCGAAAGATGAGTTTCCGGCGTAGGCGTTGTCGGCAGTACCGGCAGCGTAGAAGTTGTAGCGGTTTGCTGCGGACGCGAGGTTGCCGTAGAAGCCGTAGTTGTTGGTGGCTCCGATAAGACTGCTCGTAGCGTGAAAACCATATTGGTTCGTTACAGCCGAAGTCGCACCAAAAGCGCCTTGCGTTGCTCTGTAGCAGAACAGATTGCTTAGTGTAAATGCTGCTGCTTCGGTAGTTGCCGCTGCATCGTACAGAAGCGCGTTGGCGGTAACTCCAGAAGTCACATTTGCAAGAGTGTAGGTTCCCCATGCGCTAGTTGCCCCACTAAGGCTTTTGACGTTGTATAGATTAACTCCGGTAGGGGCAGTACCACCAATCCCCACGCTACCCGCAGAGTCAATCCGCATCCGTTCAGCGCCACCTGTACTTACTGCAACGGTATCGGCAGCAGGGAACCAGACTCCGGTATTCTCGTCGCTTATGTTAGTGATCGACGGGAGCAATGCAGTGCCGTCAGCAAACTGGCAAACTCCAGCAAAGTAATTCGCAGCAGTCCCAGCTGCGTAGAAGTTCCAGCGGCCCGCAGCGGCGGCGATGTTGCCATAGAAGCCGTAGTTGTTGGTGGCTCCGGTTAGCCCTGCTGACGCTTGGAATCCATACTGATTGGTTACTATCGAAGGGCCATTAAACGTACCCTGCGAGGCGTTGAAATGATAGAGATTCGATAGTGTGAATGCGGCCCCTTGCGTGTTGTACCCACTGCTATTACCGATAAAACTGGAGGTGACATCGGACAGAATTGTTTGGTTGTGCCTGATGCCATAACCGGTAGTTGCTCCGGTGACGTTCTGCCCGAGATAGAGTGTTGTTGCAGTGATGGGAGTAACACCAATCCCCACATTACCGTTGGAGTCGATACGCATCCTCTCGGTGCCGCCTGTACTCACTGCGACAGTATCCGCAGCAGGGAACCAGACTCCGGTATTTGGATCGCCTGTGGGGATGATAGCGGGGAGGAGGGCTGTACCTGCTGTGAGTCCGAGGACGCCGGTTAGGTTGCCGCCTGCCAGAGTCAGCGCCGTTCCCGTCACGCCGGCAGCAGGGAGGCCGGTCGCGTTTGCCAGACCCAAACTTGCCGGTGTGCCGGTGCAGTTCGTCAGGGTGCCAGAGGACGGCGTACCAAGCGCACCGCCGTTGATTACAGGCGCACCGGCAGTCCCTACATTCACAGCGAGTGCCGTAGCGATTCCGGTTCCCGGCGTTATGCCAGCCCATGTCGTCAGGTCGGCGTCGTAAGCCTGGACGGTTACGCCAATATCTGTCGCATCATGCTTGGTAGCAACCGCAACGGCGACAGCATCAAAATCAGCCCCAATCTCAGTACCCTTAACTAGCTTTGCCGGATTGCCTGTAAGTAGCGCATCCTTTGCTGCGTAGTCCGTGATTTTGATGTAGTCACTCATAGTCTGCTATCCTTTTGTAAAAATGTGGTACAATTCCATATCCACAACAGGAGGATATATGATTTTTTATGGAACGATAGGATCGCTTCATGCTACTTATGACACCGAATCTGGTGAGTTCATCAGCAAATCTAATAGGAGATTTGGCAAAAAGCTTGGCTGGATAAACGACTCTGGGTATGTGGTCATCTCCGTTGGGAATGGAGTAGCCCATAGAGCGCATCGACTTGCGTGGTATTTTGTTCATGGGCATCTCCCCGCTAATGATATTGACCATATCAATGGGGTTAGAACAGACAACAGGTTGTCCAATCTCAGGGAGGCGACTAGGGCAGAAAATATGCAGAACACGAAGACGCACCATAGAGATAACAAAGCCAAGCTCGCAGGTGTTTCCTGCGTTAAAGGTAAATACTGGTTTTCTCGTATTTGTCATCATGGCGTTATTTCTCATTTAGGCAGCTTTGATTCTCCAGAAAAAGCACATCAAGCATACTTGGACGCGAAGAAAAGGTTACATCCTTTTTATGCGAAGTAAGCCCCGTCCTTCGTAAATAAGTCAATCCGCTGAATTGCAATCTGATACCCACCTACTTGTGCTTCTAATCCAAACTGCAACACGCGCCCTGAACTGCTACCCTGAACCGACATCACGTTAATCGAAACATTCCCCGAATACTCCGAAATACCGTACTCGGCTGTACCATATTCAGCCGGACTGGACAGGCTGGAAAGTATCGAAGTCTGCGAGTGCTGTGCGCTATTGTAGTCATAACCCCATTTGAATACTACGGTCTGATTTGACAGCCCGATCAGGGTACACAAGACCTTTTTCAGAATCGAAGTTTGAATCGGATTTCCGAAGTCAATCCAAGTCGTGTAATACGACATCCGATATACAGAAGCGTCGTCGTAGTACCCGGTGTGGTCGCCGAGATACCCTGCGTTCCCCATGTACAACACACGGTCTTTTGTCTCATAGAACGACTTTGCTACCAGCGACCACATTGAAGTTCTCGCGGCTCCGTTCTCAAGAACCGAACGCATGTCGAAGCAATAGGTAGTCGCCGTTGCGGGGAGCGTCAGGAGATAAAAGTTGTTGGCTGCGCTATAGACGGCCTTGATGTTCGCTGTATTCTCAAGATCAACAGCGCTCATCAGATCAACATGCACGTTTTGGCTTAGTTTGCGGATAGGCGCGGATTTTTCCTGAATAGTCCTCAACAACGAACGAACGCCGCTGTCCGACAGAAACACAATATCTTCCCCGGCGTTCTGCACCGAGTCCCTGGCGATGCAACCGACACCGACAATCGAGTCCTGCAAGGTCATTGTTGAAGGTGTCCCAGCGCCTGAATAGATCAGGATTTGGAACCGACCCATGATGAACAGGAAATTGTTGTGCGCTGCGAGAGCCACAATCTCATCGCCACCGGACGGCCATACCTGACCTACGTTCAACGAGCCTGACGTTCCGCCCGTCCAGACGTGGGGGGATAGTAAGTCGCTGAACACAACTGTTTGCTTGTCCGTCGAAGTATCCGCAGCCCATACACGGCCATAGGCGCTAATCGCCTCGTTGCACTGATACACCATTCCAGCCGTTCCTGCTTTCTCGTTCAGCCTACGGAAAGTCGTAGTCGATACAACAGGGTCGTAAATCAGCGGGTCGTACCCACGCTGCCAGAACATCGCCACGCCGTTCAATTGGCAGAATTTCCAGTTGTTTGCGTTGATTGTAGGCGCTGCCCCACTGCCGCCATAGGTAAGCGTGACTAGCGTCGTTCCGCTCAACTTGAACAGGAACCCGCCACCAGCGCACAGGGTTGTTGCTGTGCCGTCATTTTGGATTAGTTCGCCGATGCAGGTGATATTGCTCGTGGACAAATCGGTGTTTGCCGTGCTTGCCCGTGTCCAGCCCTTGCGGGAAGCAACGCGCCCTGACTTGTCAATCACGCAGTTATTCGCTTCCAGCGCGAAACTTGCCGGAAGATCGACAGGCGAATCCGACAGGTTCAGCCCGTTGAAACCCGGCGCTGAGATCGAAAACGGCGTGATGTTATCAGCCATCAAACCGCCCCGAACGTATCGTATTCCATGAAACGCTCTTTTTCTAGAGAGATGTAATCGCTCAAAACCGACTTGTAAAGCCCGTAAGCCTCCCCGGAAGTCAATCCGCCATCTTCACCCCTCTCAACCAATGCACGAGCGTATGCGCCTGCTATGACCGGCTCAGAGGGTACGGTGATAACTGTGGCGTCTGCCGACAGTATTGCCTGCGGTACGGTCAGGTTGAACTTGAGCGAGAAGATGCCAGCAGGCGTCGGGTAGAGTTCAACCTTGCTGTCCGTACCGTCCGTGCCGCTCCATGCGTAGTAGCAGGGGAGGCCCGTCGTGACCGTGCTTAACTGCTGCTGATCGAGGATCCACTGAATCGGGACATTGCGAAGCGTGAGCTTGTTGGTCGTGTCGTTGACCGTGATATCCCGCTGACGAATGCCTGATCCGGTAACTGTGTAGGTGCTAGTTCCGGCTACCGTTGGAATGGTGATGGTTGTGGAGAGGCAGTCCCAATTCCATGCGTCTTCCACTTGTCTGCGGGAATCGTTGACGTAACGGCCAATCAGCGTTGAGTAGGCACTGGTCGTAACGCTGGCTACGCTGGATTCGCGTAGGCGGGAGAGGACTTCGTTAACACATTCCAAATACGTTGCCATTATTGGTTTGCTCCTGACATCATTCCTTGAATGTTACTTGCTCCACCAACAATCGGGGCCATCCTAGCTGTAGACATTGGCCTTGCAATAGCAGCACGTCTTGCCGCATCTTTTGAAAGCAATTCTCTCAACAAAGCCGGGTCAGCCAATACTTTAGCGGCTTCTCTTGTCACATCATCAACCGTTGATTTTGCGGTTTCTCGCGCAAGTTTGTTAGCCACAGCAACCCAAACATTAAGCAAGTTTGGCAGTTGGAATGCCCGTTCATCTCCGAGATTAGCTTTTGCCAACTTCTGCAATTCCTGAACTTCTCCAGTAATCTGTGAAGCATTACGAAGCCCAGAAATCTTGCTCATCTGTCCAAGATTAAACATATCAGACAATTGCTGGTTCGGCCTTCCAGTTGCCTGACGGATCAACCTCTCTTGAGCAGGAATAGCCTCAGTCGCCTTCAAGAAGGCTTCTGGCGATTGCTCCATCTTCTGCGACAGCGCGGTTCCAACTTTCATCTGATTCGCCGGAACAGACTGGAATGCAAAGATACGGTTTGCCTGCGCCCATTCAGGCGATTTCTCTGACAGCCATGCGCCTAGCGCATTCTTCGCTTCTCGTAGTTCGTAACCTAGAGTCTCGTCCGTAGATGCCGGAGACTTCATCAGGCGGTTGACTTCCTTTTCCATCAATCGGTACTGATTCTGCAATGACTTGATGGAGTATTTAGCGAACTGTTCAGGCATGTCCTCTTTGTACGGGGTCTGCTGCCAATCAGTGAAAACACCTTGATACACCGTCTTTGCAGGAGCATCCTTGCCAATCTGCGTGGCCCTTGGAACATTCCCTGCGCTTCGTTCTTCGATTCCAAGAGCGCGAGTGACAGCGGGACGATCCATGATTTCGTTAAGCGCACGGTCGCCAGAAACTTCGCCTTGCGGGTATAGTTTCTGTGCTGTAGCTGTTCTTGCTGCTTTAACTTTCGCTAGTGCTATATCATCAGCAGACATACCAATCAGCGGATCAATCGGAGCATTCCTTCCTCCAGATAGCGTTCCCATCATTTCACGGGAAGCCCCTTGCTGTGCAGCAGCAATCGCATTCAGATTTTCTCCACCAGGCATCTTGGAAATTTCACTCTCAAGTGCGGCAACTCGCGCCCCTGCGGGAGCCTTTACTTGCTGCCCAATGCGGGCCTGACCAAGAGTTTGTGCAGTAGTCAGTGGTTGTCCTAGCTCAGAAACATCAACCCCCTTGGTACTGAGTATCTTCAGCACAGCGTCTTTTTCTGCTGGCTGAAGTTGATCGAGAACCATTTTTTGCCCGATGGAAGCGCGGCCTCCTTTGGATAGCGTTGCCCAAAGCGAATTTCCAACGTTCCTTGCTGCACCAGACATATTCGATACAACTTTTGCCAGCGCAGGGCTTCCGAGAGCAGCAGTAATACCTGCGCCGAACAATCCACCTTCCGCTGCATCGCCACCCTGGGCCGCAGACAAACCGGCCCCCGTCGCGCCACCGGCTGCAATATTCTTCAGGTACGTTGACGTTGCTTCAGCGACTTTCGGGATTGCCGGTGCGCGTGATGCGGCAGCAAATGCTCCTGAGCCTGCTGCTTGTGCAATTGGGTCAAGTAATCCTCCAGCAAGATAAGCGCCGCTACTCTTATCCGCTACGTCTTGGGCCAAGCTAGCCTCGCTACGCAACCACGGAGCATCAAGCATCTTCGCCGGGATGTCGAGAATCTTTCCGCCAAGTGCACCAGCACCAGCAACTATGTCGCCAACGATGTTCCTTGCAGTGCCACGTTCAGCGCGGATCATTGACTTTGTTGCACGTTGCTTTTGCTCTGCGATCTGTTCGGGCGATAAAGTCGGCTTTGACGGTACGGCGACTTCAGAGCGTAGCCGGCGAACTTCCTCAGCAAGCACACCGGCTGCTTCCGTGTCTCCGGCAGCATCAGCCTTCAGGAAGGCCGCTTCGACTTGAGCAAGATCAGCCATTATTTGTACTTCTCCAAAGCGGCATCAACAGCAGAACCAGTAGGCTTCCCGCCACTAATAGGCGCACCACCTTCTTGAGCAGCAGACTGGTCGACGGCCTTCTTCCAGTTGCCGTAGTGCATTTTCACTTGATTTAGGCCATTGCGGAGTTTTGCTTGGCTCTGACCTTTCTTCAGCGATGCAATTGTTGCCTGAAGCATTTCAAGTTCGCGCACAGCTACCTGACCCAACGCGCCGCCAGTAGGCGAAGCCTGCCGCATCGCTTGCAATTCATTGAATCCGAGATTTGCTTTGATGGTATCCAAAGTCGCATCCAGATCGTAAGCTCCAGTTCCAGGAATCATCCCAAGAACTTCACCAGTCAGTCCGGTAGAGAAGAATCCAGTCTCTTTCAGCGCCTCGTCAACCTTCTGAGTTACGAGCTTCGCTTTCATCTCGGTTGTATCAGAGATAGCCTTGTTTTTGGCCGTCATGTCTTTCGGCCCACCTGGAATTGGCTCCAAATTACCATCAGCGGTGTAACGGTATCCGGCAGGCGGCTTACCAAGGCCACTAGCGCCCTGTTGTTTTGATTGAGCAAGCGCAAGCATTGCCTGTCGGTTCTCAATCATTGCATTACGGTACTGGCTCAAATCTTCGCCACGTTGTTTTGCAATGGCTGCTTGGCTTTCTATCTCTTTTTCGCGCAATCTCAAGCGTTCCATTGCCTCTGTTTTCTTCAGATCAAACGCCTCAGTCTCTTGGAACTCCTGCTTTCTCTCGCCAAGAGCTTGTTTGCGAGAAGCCATAAGCATCTCTTGCTCCTTTGCCTCCTGTTGCTTTGCCAACATAATCAGCTTCATCGCCGTCTGCTGATCGCCAGCCTGCGCGAATTGTGCCGCCTTCGCTTTCAGTCCAGCCGAAGTCGTCAGGTCGCCTCCCGTCGCCATTACGCTCTCACGCAACTTGGCTTGTTCGGCAGCGGGATTCACATAGCCCATGCCCTCAGCAGCAACACCGCCCAACATGCCGCCGCCACGAAACATCTGTCCAGCTGCACGTTGAAACGGGTCTTGCGAAGCGTATTTGTCAGCCGCTACACCAAGATTCGCATTCTGCTGCTGCTGTATCTGCCACGGTTGCGGCCCGAATAGACTTTCTACGATATTGTCAGCCATTACAGCGGCCT